CTTATCTCCCTTTTTTACTTTTAGAATGTTTATTGATTTCTTTTTCCTTTTCTTTATCTAACCATTTCCAACCATAGAATAAGAAGAATTCCTGTGGTATAGTTAATTTGTTTTGATTATCAGTTAATCTATAACCTCTATCTTCAAATAATATAATTTGTTTTCCCTCATTCGTTTTCAGGAAATTGTTTGACATCATCCTCTGTAGTGTCTACTCCAGATAGATCCATAATATTATCATAAATTTCAGTAATTGCATTAGAGCGGAATTGTTTTATTTCATCAATTGTCCATTCATCATTCTTTGGATTGTTAATTGATTTGTGTATTGCAAGGTATTTTGCTTCCGCTTGTTTTTCTTGAAGTTTTGGCAAATTCATTTTACCATCAGTCATTGTTTTTCCACGGTTACTTGTAGCATTGAAAGTTCCATATCCTTGAGCTTCAAGGTTTAATACTTCATTTACTTCTGCGGAAGACAATGGCCTTAACCATAATTCACCATTTAATGCTTCGATTTCTATTTTTTTAGGATTATCAATCCCTTGTAATATTTCTGATTTAGTTAATACAGTCATATTTATTCACTTCTGGTAATTCAATTTAATAAAAAAAATATTAGAGAAAAATTGTTGCAGGTTTAATTATGTGCAACAATTTCTTCTTGATTGTTAACTAATTTAATGTACATATCAGTTTCTACTTCAGTAGTACCATCATCTAAAGTTACAACACCTGAACCGAGAGTATCTAATGTTAATGTAGCTTCAATAATATCTACACCACTCATATCATACTCTACTCTTAAAGTACATTTAGGGAATAAGATTTTACAATATATATCTGCATCTTCACAATGTGCAATTGTAACTTCTAAAGGTACTTGTAATAATTTACATGCAGATGGTTCTAATGCATTAATTTCACCATATTGAGCATCAAGAATACTACGGACAGTATCACTAGTTAAAGATGTGGTTAAACTAATAGTATTTTCTCTTTTACCTGCTTGTGCTCTTTTTTGTGGTGCTCTTGAACCCATACCAATAGTGGAATCAACATCATGATTGTTGTTTCCTTCAAATTGGAATTGTGTGGAAACACCATCTAAATCCTTTAAGTTTCCTTGATTATCAGTACCCATTTTAAGTGATACATCATAAAACATAATGAATAAATGTTCATTAGTTAATTCATCAGGCCTAGTGAATGTAGCACCATCAAAACCAATTATATCTGCTTTTTCAGTTTTATAAATCCAATCTGCAGATACGGTCATGTTTTCATCAGATACTTCTAAACTTAAACTATCATTCTGTACACCGTATAAGTATTTTATAAGTGTATCATACACTGCCATTCCTCTGAAGGATGGTAATTCTTTACATTCTCCACCCCAGTATTCATGAGTATGTACTGTTTCACTAGCACCTGCAGTGTATTTATAATTGTCTAAGTATGCTCTGAAATACCATGCTAATTGTTGTAAATCTGCATCTGCAGTTGTAGAACCTTCTGGTTTCATTATTCCTGCTCTTGCACGTTTGTTCATACGAGAGCCACCAGACTTTGTAACTGGTTCATCACCAAGATTGAAGTCAACATCTTCAGCTTGATTCCAGAAATCCAAATCAAAGTCAGATTTAGGAATGATTTCACCATAGGTAGATTCCATTTCTAATCCAAATCCACGGTCAACCATAATAATCGCTAATCTCCTAATTGTTTACAACACATTTTCCAGTTAATGATGTGATGAACGTTTAATACTACTCCAGTTACTGGTACTTTGTCTGATTTGCCTTTTACATCAACGTAGCCCACTGGACTGTAAGTTTCTAATGTAATATTGGTTATCATTCTTTGACCTGGTAGTATTTCAGATTGTACTGTTTGCCAGTTACGAAGTATTGATAATATTACTCTTCCTGCAAGGTTTTGTGATTCCATATCTGCAGTATCCAAATCAACATCATAAATTCCACAGTCAAATTCAAATGGAGTTATTAATGTCATTGTTTGACTAATGTCTGCTTGTCTATCTGCAGTTGTTGGATGTTGTGTTACCCATACTACTGGTTCATCAACACTTCCTTCATCATAATAAGTATTTACAAAGGATTCAACATCAGATAATAAACCACCATCTGTTATTTCCCTTGTTATGCAAGTGTGTATGATTTCATTAATCTTTTCAAAACCAGTTACAATATTAACAGTCATCCAACCACCTCTTTAATTGCTATTTGGAAATGTTCTGGGATTTTAGGCCTTACTTCATTAATACTTTTTTCAACAAAGTGTTTGCCTTTAATATTAATCATATGTCCTTTACTGAAGAAACCAGGACTTCCACCCCAATGCAAAGCTTTTTTACTTGTAGGTTTTATCATATGACTAGAACCCCAGTTTTGAGCTGCAGCATATTTTGCAGGTGATTTGATTGTAATACTAGATGCACTTCTGCTTGTTATTGCCCATTGTTTCAAAAGCCCATGGTCTACTGGACTGTTCTTCATCAATTTATTAACTAAATCTAATGCGGATAATTCAAGCCCTCTTTTTGTTATTTCTTTGGTTTTAGGACCTAAATCTACATAATGACTATAATCAACTTCTACTGTGACCATAATTCATCACTACCAGTTATAGCCAATACTCCAATACTATTAGGTTCAGTACTACTGTCTTTGATGAAAGGTTTTAGATCATCTTTCAACTCTTCAGTAAATATGTCAGAAGATACATTTTGTATTGTCCAGTCATTGACTTTTATTATTGGACTGTCACGTTTTTGTATTGCTAGTGATGCCATGTTACTGGTTAATCTTAAGCATACATTTTTTACTGCATCCCTTACATCTTCATCTGTATAATGTCTGTTAGTGTAGCTGTTAATCAAATCTTGACTTTGTAAAATCCAGTCACTAACAATTTCTCCTAGTTTTACTGTGTCATCTTTTTCAAGATTCAAGTGTTTTGGTTTTAAACCATGAAAATTTATTACTTCATCTACACTAATCCACATAATTTATCACATCTTTGGAAAAAAAATAATTATAAAAGGGAATTATTCTGGTAATTCCCCAGTTCTGATATATTCGTATAAATTCCTACGATTTCTTTTGACTTGTACAGGTAATTTGTCAAATGGTTCTGCATCTTTGAAGAAATCCCATTTTTTAGCAGTTTTCTTTTTTTCTGCCATGATTAACCATCACCTGTTTGGTCATCTTCTGCAGGAGTTTCTACAGGAGCATCATTTCCTTCTTCTAATGCTGTAACTCTTGCATCTAATTCTTTAACTTTACGTTTCAAACTCATAGACATAAAAAAGTCTCCTCACCATCAACTATACTTTTTATAATGCTGCAGCTTCAGCAGCAGTTAAGTCTGCAACAATAACAGCATCGTTCCATTGTAATGAAGCATCACATCTGATACGGTAGTAGTATTCAGTTTCTTCATCTTCAACAATACGTTTAGGTTCAACTGATAAGTCTTTGTATACTCCATACCATAAGAATTCAGGAACGGTTAAAATACTTGGTACTGCACCATGTACAGTTCTACCATCAGTTGCATCTAATACAGGAGCATATTTAACTGGAATTCCTTTGTATGATAACTCTTGTGCATTAAGTAATGAAGCATCACCAAGACCAGTTTCTCTATCAATTAAGAAGTTTCTGTAAGCATCGTATACTTCGAATGGAACGTAGAATACAAGGTCTTTCATGAGGTTTGCTTGTCTGTATGCAGTAGGCATGTTTGCAATCATTGCATCAAACATGTCTACAATACCTTTACTTAAATCAAAATCACTGTGAGTTGTGTCAATAGTAGTTGTTGCAGTTTTTAACCATCCATCAATAGTACTGAATAATGGGTCTGGATTAGAGCTACCATCAACATAAGTAGTATCACCAAATACAGATACTGCTTCTAAGTCAATACCAACAGCTTCACCCATCATAGCAAGTAAGGTTTGTTCAAATTGTTCTCTTTCGATGTTATCTTCTTTATCATCATCAAGAATAGAGGTTAATGCTTTGAGTTTGGTTGCAATTAATTCTGCTTTACCAAAACCAATAGTAGCAGGAGTTAAATTGTCTTGGGTTACACCTGCAGATTTGTAACCATTCTGTAATACACGGCCAGTTACTTTAGTAGATGAAACTACCTGACTGGTACTGTTCATTCTTCTGAATGATGCATCGTTAAGGATGGTTTGGTTAATACTTGCAGCTCTCATGAATTGAGCAAATTGTTCTTCATTCAATAATGCTTTTGCAGTATTCATATCACTTCTCATGGACTTGAATACTTCTTTTTCGTTTTCGTTTACGATTTGGGATAATATATGTTCGTTTACCATAAATGAATCACCTTTAAATTAGATATTACGTTTTCTAGTTCCATCGGCATTCTTGCCCATGAATTCATAAATATTAATAGGTTTACTTTTTTCTGCAGAGATATTATCATGAATAGGTTCTGCTTTTGACTCACCTTTTTCTGCAGTTACTTCTTCTTCAACAGTTTCTTCTTCCACTTCTTCTTCAGTGGTTTCTTCAACTACATCTTCTTCAACTTCCTCTTCTTCTTCAGTTTCAGATTTTTCTGCTACTGGAGTCAAAGCTTCAGCTAAAGTTTTAGCAAATTCTTCTTGCATGGATTTAAAAGACTCACTGAATTCAGTTTTAATAGCTGCAATTTCATCTTTAAGTGAAGCCACTTCAGATTTTAATGCAACTACTTCTGCTTCTTCAGACATACCCATAGCAGAGAGTACTTTGCTTTTTAATGATTTAACATCTTCTTGATTTTCCATTATATCACCGTTTACTTCACAGAATTTACTATCATGTAAACAAGGACTTTTAACCAAGCTCACAGATAATACCACTGGGTTTGGAACATCTTTAATAAGACTATTCCCAGCACTACTAACATCTTTACAAGCACAAGGCATCGGAGCATCTTTATTGCTTTTTAATGCAGATAAATACTCATCTGCTCTTGACTGTGTGAAGACACTAGCACTATACCCAGTATAACCTCCAGTTAATGCATTTTCAATAGCATCACTATTGGTTATATGTGAAGTGACAAACCATGTTCCACTTGGATAACTTTTTAATGATCCATCAAGTGTGGTTATGGTAGTGTCTTCTGTTAGTAAGAATGAGTTGATTGGAGTACCTATTTTAACTCCGTTTCGTGTAAGTCCATGTTCATGGTCTATGAACTTGTATTTATCATAGGATTTAGCAAATTCTTTTATTTGTTGTTTAGTTAATGGTTCTTCCCCATTTTCATAGTCACAATCTTTTGCTCCAGGTATCATTACTGGTGCGGTTAGATTGATAGAACCATCACTATTTTGTGTAATTGCTTTCATAAGAATAAATTAAAATGGTGAAGACATTTGAGTAGATTTAGCTTGTCTTCATATTACAGTCTAATGATTTAGAAAAATAGTTAATTGATTTTAATAATTTCACTTTCACGGAAACTTGATTTACCTGGTGGAGCAGTATAACCATATGGCATGATGAATGGTGCATTACTGCATCTGCAGTTAATCCATTCTTCAATAGGTCCTGATTTGTCACCAGGATATGCAAGACCATTACTGTATGTTCCACCCATTGGTATTATTTCACCATCTACTCCTTTACCATGTACTCCATTATGGCTGAAACTTCCTCTGTGACTTGGTCTTACACGGTTATCTTTTGCAGATACCCATTGTGTATAACTGACATTCATTTCTTCGTAGGTTTTCATTATGCCTTCGTTATGTGCAGTGTGGATTTCTGTTCTTGCTATTCTTGTAGCTTCCCATGTTTCAAGTTGTGTGAATCTTTCACGAATTTTATTTTTAACATGGTCTATTCCTTTTCCAGAACGGTATCCATTAGTTAGTATTTCATTGATACTGTTATCTACTCTTTCAATTGTATCTTTACTTGCTTTGAATAGTTTGGACAGTAATCTTTCTTCTGTCCATTTTAATGTTCCGAATAATCCATCTTCTGATATTTTTGTTTTGATGATGTCAAGTATTCCTTTTTCTGCATAAGGTTCGGTTGCATATTCAACTAATCGTTTTCCTTCATCTGCACCTAACTGGAATTCTTTTTTATTATACTTTTCCAGTATCTGATAATATGTTTCATGACTGTCAAGTATTGGTTGTTTAATTAAATTGATTTGGCCTTGAAGTAAATGATATTCACTCCAGTATTCTTCAAGATTACTGATTACTTCTTTTTCCAAATCTTTAAAGTAATTACTGACTTCTCTTTGTAATCTACGTTCATTCAGTTGTGACCTTTTCTGTGTCACGAGTGATGCTATCAGTTTCCTTTTCATTTCCAGAGATGTCATCATCAGTATCACCTCTTAATGTATCTTCGATTGTACCAAGTATTGAATCCATTTCCAAGTTAGGATTATTCTCTGTTTGATTCCATATTTGCTCTAATGGTTGGTAATTCATATACCTTGCATTTAAGTAATAATCATCAACATCTTCAATAGTTAATCCAAACTTACTACCAAAGTTTTCAATTAACTCACGAATAGTCATTGCTCCACGAGCAAATAAAAATTCAGCTAATGCTAAGTCTTTAGTATAATCAATTGGTGCTACATCTTCAATACAGAATTTCCATGAAGTAACCCCTAACTCTAAACCAATTTGATTAATTAATGCTTCACATTCTGATTTAATTGGAGTAATAGTACCGTACTTATAACTGTTCCTTGTCACTTGACTGTTAGTTCCGTTCAAGTTTCCAGTATCAAATATTCCAAGTCTTGATGGATCCATATGGTGTGCATGTATTACTTCATCTCTGGTGTCTTTACGGTACATTCTGAAGTGGCCTTCTTCAGCTTGAACGCTTAATGGTGTTATTTTTAATTCAACGTTTCCTTCTTCTCCTTCTGATGGTATGGTTATACAGATAGCTGAATGTGGATTACGGATTACTTCTTTTATTTGTTGTCCTATTTTATAACGTAGTGTTTGTGTTATATCATAATCTGGGTTAGGTATTTTATGTCCTTCACCATCATCTATTTCTGGTTCTTCATCATAATCTGCAAAGTCACCAGTTACTGTTATAGCAAACTTTGGCATTCCATAATTCTCAAAGAAACTATTATTGTATTTAACTGCACCAATGTCTCCTTTAATACTACCTAAACATGAAACAATTGGTGGTCTTCCATAATAATCTGTTCCTGGTGCATACTCCATAGTCCATAATATTTCATTTGCTTTTTTATCTGCAGGTAAACTATTATATGGATGGAATTCACCAGTATCTGCATTAACATCAGATAATACACCATTCTTATCATAATTCTTACCATAGATTACAAACCATACTTTTTTACCAGATGGTGTGATGTGTAATACTCTTTTTAAATCTGTGTGTCTACGGAGTGTATGTGCTGGAATGTGTTTTAATCTAATAATATCAGATTTACTAGTATCTTCTCTTATGATTTCTAATGCTCCGTATCCTATACTTCTACGGTCATAAATCATTCTTTGTAAGTTTGTATTAATGGATGGTTTACTGTTATCTAATACTTCATAGAATCTTTCTTTTTCTATTTCAACAGGTTCAACATCTTCAACTGGTTTTAATGTATAATCAACACCAGTACTATCAATGGCCACTGCTTCAACACATGATGCATGATAAGTGTATAAATCTAATAACTTAACCAAATCATAAGGATTGTACTTTGGATTTAAAATTGAAGTACCTACCTTAAACATTTCATCAACAGTTTGCTTACTGCCATCAGTATCCACATCTGCTTTCAATGCATGTTTATCTAATTCTAATTTGTTGATTACATGATATTCATCATTGTCATCTACTGTTACTATAAAACTATCAGCTTTCTTTGTCAAAATAATCACGCTCTTACTTTTCGTTTAGGTCTTAACCAATGTCTAGCAGAACCAGTTGCAGTATCAACAATATCATCAGTTCCACCATCTTTACCAGTGAATGCTACTAACTGGTCTATTAAATCAATATTCCATGATGCTTTAACAAAATAACATTTACCATCTTCCGCTAAAGCTTCTAGGTCAAAGCTTCTCACATTCTTTGCAAGTTTAACTTTATCTGAACGAATGTGATGTTTCTTCAAATCTTTATCAGATTTGAATCTTTGAATTAATAATTTTGAACCTGCTCCAGGTTCTTGTTCTATCTTGATTAAAACATGTCTGCCATCTTTTTTTGCAGTTCTTTTGAAATGTTTTAATACTTCACGGCTACTGTAGTTCCCACTAACCAAATCTATGAAGTATATATTTTCCCCATCAAATCCAGTTAGTAATCCGCTTGTACCATCTCCATCTTTTCCACTTGCAGCAAAATCCCAATATCTCATTAATGGTAAGTCAGATGGTAATTCTTCTTTACTGATTTGATTGTAAATTGTTTGTGTTGTTTCGTTCATGAACCATTCTCTTTTGAAGATGTTTCCATCTCTTTCGATTGGTTGTCCTTGGTAGATTGCATTGAATAAGTAACTACCCATTGCTTTTTTCTCTGCCATTAACCAATCTGTACTTCTTTGTGCAGGCCATAATGCTTCACCAAGTTGTCTTCCTAGTATGTCATTTTGACTGTCACATATTGCTGGTATGTTTAGATCCAACCATGTGTTTGGGTCTATTGTTCCACCGTTACGAAGTATTTGGAATCCTTGTTGTGCGTTTATTGTTGGTTCTGTTTCTCTGATTATTCCATGTAAATCTTTTAAGTGTAATCTTTGTGCTATTACTAGCATTATTGGTGGTAATCCGTTGGTTCTTTTTTCTAATCTTGTTTTTGCTGTTCCACCGAACCAATCTGCTAATCTTTGTTGTTTGACTTGACTTTCTGCATCTGCTATGTTTTTGATTGGGTCGTCTACTATGAATAGTCCTGCACCGAATCCTAATATACTTCCACCAGCTCCAACTGCTAACATTTGTCCATGGTATGGATGGTTTAGTTTGAATTTGTTTTTTGCTTTACTGTCTGTGGATAGTTTAACATTATATGGTGATAATCCACCGTAATAATTGAGTACATCTTTTACTTGTCCACCGAATTCTGATGCTAAACCTTGACTGTATGCTGTGAGTATTACTTTATCGTTTGGGAAGTGTGCTAAAAAATAAGATGCAAAGTTTTTACTGATTAATGTTGATTTACCATGTCTTGATGGTACTCCAAGTAATATCTTACTGACTTTACCTTGTAATGCATAACCTAATAATTCAATAATTAAAATATCAAAGTTTCTAGGTTTCCAATATCCATTATTAATAAGTATACTCCATTCACCTATCCCTCTGGGTTTGGATGGTAGGTGACTTATCTGTTCAGATGTTAGTGTTGTCATTCCTTGTCACCAATTAAATCTTTCAACATTTTCAAATCAGATTCAGTTATCTTTGGATTAGTCATGTCCACTTCCATTGCCAGGTTGGTATTAGCTTCAACATCTGCAGTAACATCTGATTTACTGTATTCTGTTGGTTCTTCTTGGTCAAGTAAATCATCTTCATGTAATATTTTTAATGCTTGTATTCCCTGATTGATTTGAGATAATGGCTGCCCAGTATTCATATCCATACTGATTCTTTCAAGCAAATCTTTTTTGATTTTCTTTTTTGTTTCAAAATTAGCAATGGCATCTTGTTTGTCTAGTTCATGTAATGTGTCTAGTATGTCTTGTTTTTCAGATTGCCTTTTGGATTGTTTCCTTATTACCCAACTGTTACATGCTTCTCTTGCCCAATTTCTGATTGTTTTATATGCAGGTACTTTTGTCCCTTTTTGTTCATTTTCGTACTTTTTACATAAGTATTCGTGGAATTGTTTTAGGTTGTTTGTGGGATAGTCTAAGAATTCTAGGAAGTAGCAGTATTGGTTTGGTGTTTCTCCTTTTTGTTTTTCCCAGTATGGTTCTTGGAGTTCTTCTATTGGCATAGTATCCCATTATATTACAATGTTATATTATTAAGTATCTTAAAAAAATTATAATAAGTGTGTCATTACTAATGCTATTGCTGCTATACATACTCCTAATACACTTACACTTAATCCAATAATCCATTTTAAGGTTCTGTTGGTTGTTTCTAGTGCAGTTATTCGGTTGTTTTGGTCATTGATGATGTCTTTTAATCTGTCATCATCTCTTTTACTTGCTAATATTAGTTTGTTGACACAATTTTTGATTTCATCTAGTTTTTTATCCATTCGTTCGTTATCTTTTTTCAATTCATCTAGTTTTTCTTTTTTATATCCTAATTCTGCATCTAATCTTTCGATTGCTCTTGATTGTCCTATAAATTGGTCTTCATGTATGCAGATATGAGTATCAGTTGTCATCTTCAACTACCTCATATTCCATGTTTAGGTTTTCTGGAGTAGTTGGATCATTAACATTATATTTTTCTTCAACCATTTGTTCTGCAATTGATACTCTTTTTTCTTCAGTAGATTGTGCAATGTACCATGTTGCTAATGCTACTATTAATGGTATCCATTTTCCATATTCTGGAAATATTTCAGTTAATTGTTGTACTCCAAGTATACTTATTACTGTACAGATTCCACCTATTGCGGTTGCTATTCTACTTTTGTTTTTATAACTTTCGATTGCCATAGTTTTTTCACCTTATAAATTAAATGGAGTTTTTTTAAAAAAATAATTGCTGTAGGTGGGATTTGAACCCACTATATGCACCAATACAGTCTTAAATAGAGATTGAAATATATGTATTATATTTAATTGAAATTTTAGCTGTATTTGCTACAGCACATAATAAAAAAAAGGATAAAAGGAGTTTAATGGTATAATTTTTTTTAATGTCAAAGGAAATTATATTTTAATTTAAATTTAGAGGAGGTTGTTTATTTATTAATTCGAGATAAAATGACGTGTACTGAATAAAATTATGCTTTTAACAGGTATATTTACTTTTTAAACTCTATTTTTTTATACCATAAACTCCTTATAAACTTCTCTTTTTGTTGTGATTTAATTATAGCTTTTGGAATGCTGAATAGTGTATTGTCTTGTATTATTAATCCACATTTTTCACAGAATGTTTCATCGTGGAAATTATCATATAATATTTCTTTGCTTTTGCATTCTGGGCAGGTTATCCTGATGTGTGGATAATTTTTTTGTGACATTTTTCTACTCTCATTCATATTATAGTCTAATGATTTAGAACATTAGTCCTAATCTTTGTTTTTCGTTTTTTATTATTTGGTGTTCTCTTTCATCTTCTGGGTTTTTGTGTGGTCCTATGGTTCTTGTGCCTATTTTTGTTTGGTTTATTCTGTTTCTGTGTCGGTAGTAGTGTTTCATTACTCTGTTTCTGTTTTTTTCTTTGTTGGCTTCTTCGGCACATTCTTTGGTGCAGTATTCTTGTCTGTTGTGGTGTTTTGTGAATTGTTGTCCGCACCATTTGCATTTTGCTTCTGGGTATTTGATTTGTATTTTCATTATTCACCTATTGCTTTTAGTATTTTTTCTGCTGTTTTGTCTGCTATTCCATCAATTTGTGTTAGGTTTTCTTTTGTTAATTTGTCTAGGTCTTTTTTGGTGTGTAGGTTTAATGTTTCTACTATTGTTTTTGCTTTTTTCCAGTTTATGCCGTATACATCATGACATAAGAAGTTGAATGCTGGGTTTTTGTCTTTTTTAGGAAATCTTTTTACTATGGGTTTATTTTGTAAGCATTTTTTTGCTTGGATCAACATTCGGTAGTATGCTTCATCGATGTATGGGCTGTATGATTCTATTACTGTGGTGTATCTGTTTAGACTTGCTATTGCTCCTAGGTATTGGTAGTAGTTTACTTCTTGGTAATGTCTGCTCATTGCTATGCATTTTGCTCTTGTTGATTCGTTTCCTTGTATTATTACGTAGTGGTGGTTGTAGTTTTCTGCTTGTGAGATTGCTTGGTTGAAGATTTTATTGTTTTGTATGCTTGATACGAAGTCTGCTATTGTTTTGAATTCAAATACTACTTCATCATGTCCATCTGTGAATATGTAATCTCCTATTTCTAATTCTTCTACAGTAACTTCTAGTCCTTGTTTTTTGTAGTATTGTGTTGCGGATTTTATTCTGTCTTGTTCTCTTGTGTCTATTTTTACTATCATTATAGTAACTCCTTGATTTTGTTTAAATCGTTTTTTGCTTCGTGTATACTGTTTTCTAGTTGTTGTAGTTGTTGTTGTATTTTTGTGTAGTTTTTTGTAGTGTTTATTTGTTTTTCTAGGTGGTGTATTTTGTTTTCGTATTCTGTTAGTGTGTTGTGTAGGTCTTTTGCTGTTACTATGTTTGTGCAGTTATATGATTTTCCTTTTCCATCTGTATATACTCTTGAATTGTTTAGTAACCATTTAGTCATTCTATCGCTTCCATTAACTGTTTCAAAACATTTTTTCCGATTTGTGTTCTTTCATTATTGTATGCTTCTTGTATAATATGTTTTAACTGTTCATTCTCTTT